ATACTGGTGAACAAGAAATACAAAAATTGTATAACAAAGTTCCAATGTTACCATTAGTTCCACTACCATCATTAGCTATTACTTCAGCTGATATTGAGTTTTCAATGGAAGTTAAAACATCTGAAGCATCAAAGGATACATCGGCTAGTGAAAACAGCTATGAAATGTCCGCTGGTGGAAAATGGTGGGGAATGAGCTTTAACGCTAAAGTAGCAGGTAAAGTTTCAACTAATAAAGAGAACACCAGAAGCACCGACAACTCAGCGAAGTATAATGTAAAAGTGCACGCTGAACAATTACCAGCAACTGAAGGTATGTTGAAATTATCAGATTACCTAACTCAAATGTTAGAACCATCTTTAATTCCACTTACAGCAGAGCCTAAGTAATAATTAAAACAATAAAGGTTATATAATGGCAAGATTAAATGTAGAAGAACTTGTTGGCGGTCTATTAGAGGCAGCCATGGTTTCTCAAGGTATTAGTGAAAGGCAGCACATAAATGCTTTACGTAATTACTTTAATGAAGATGGGACACCTAAAACTACTTCCTTTAATATAGGTGGTAGAGATTTGGTTGTCCCTCTCTACATTTTGGCGGACCATTCATCTATTGGTTTGGATGAGTTAGACATTGAGTTCTCTTGTAGACTTATATTTGGAGATGAAGAAAAGGAAGTTTCTAATCTTAAAAAATCTTTATTAGGGTTATTTAAGAAAAAAGGATACGAACACAATATTAATGGTATTGAGGTTGATTCTGGTTACAATCCATCTCAAGCGGGTATGGCTAAGATTAAAGTAAAATTTAAGGCAGATGAAAAGCCGGAAGCAGTCAGTAGGCTAATTGATGAATACATTAAAAATTTAGAAGACCCAAACCAAAAATAAAAATAAAGGGAGAACGAAAGTTTTCCCTTTTTTATTTGGATTTATAATAAATTTTTCGTATATTTGTATTAAATAAAATGCCGATGTGGTGTAAAGGTAGCCACGAGGGACTTAAAATCCCTTGGACATTGTGTCCGTGCCGGTTCGAGTCCGGCCATCGGTACTGAAAAAGCACATATCGTTCTTTGACAATATTGGGCCCATAGGTAAAGGGATATACCATCTCACTTCTAATGAGATATTCCTGGTTCGAGTCCAGGTGGGCCTACAAGAGAGTTTAAAAAGGGCCCTTCCATATTTATATGGTAAATTGGGCCCGACTCTCGATTTATTAAGTTTGTAAAATATATTTATATTAAATGTGAAAGTTATGAGTAAAATTTCAAGAAGATTATTCCAAGCCCTTGAGGCTAAATATACAGCCGATATCATGGATGCTCGTGCGACAATCTCTATTTATTTTGAATCTCCGGTTGCTATTGGTGAACACCCACAACATACCGAAGAACTTGATAAATTGGTTGCACGACTTACAGATGCTACTGATAAGTTATCTACACTTCGTGATAATTTTGGCGATGAGTATGGTGGGTTTGATTCAAAAGATTCAAAAACATTACTAAACGGATAATTAGTAATTATGGAGGTTTGGCAGAGCGGTCGAATGCGGCAGTCTTGAAAACTGTTTTAGGTAACACTAACCGGGGTTCGAATCCCTGAGCCTCCGCATCATCCGATGTGTTATTCCGAGCTAGGTCGGAATATTTTTAAAAATATTTGGATATATAAAATTTATTTTGTATATTTGTATTAACAATCGCGGGAGAAGACTTAAAAGAAAGTCGCTTATCATCCAGATAAGAGGTGTTGGGGCAGTTCCAACCTTCCGCTCATAGTAAGGATTGAAGTCAGTAATAAAACCGACTGCAATACCATGATGGTTAGAGACACCGGATATCCTTACTAAACTTGCGGAGGAAGTCTTGAGAGAAAGACATCTATCATCCAGATAGAAGGTGTTGGGGCGGCTCCAACCCTCCGCTCAAACAAAGGATAGTCCTTTGTCGTTTTATGTTTAACAATTTAATATAAAGTTTTCGTATGAAGAAAATGATTTTAATGTTCGCTATCGCAACATCAGTTGTGGCTTGTAATCAAACCGCAGAAAATGTAGCTGTTGAAGAAGTTGTAGTAGATTCTACTATGGTTGATACAACTTCGCCTGAACAACTTGAAGATGCTGCTTATGAAGCAGAGGCTTCAGCTGAATAATCTAAAGAGCTGATTCTAATCTATTGAGTTTTGATAATTGAACTCTAATCAATTGTCGGTTGCCTCCTTAGCTCAGCTGGTAGAGCACTTCACTTGTAATGAAGGGGTCATTGGTTCGAATCCGATAGGAGGCTCAAGGAGAGGCAGTAAAGCTGTAATTGAGAGGTAGAGTGTATTAATTTCCAAAAAAGGGTTTATAGTAGGAAGGGCTCACTCATTGCACTCAATCAGAAACCCTGAAAGACCCGAAAAGCCTCTCTTTAATATTAAAACCCATTTAGGTTAAAGGATAATCATCAACCGGCAACCTCTTAGAGGAAAAAACTTTAGATGACACTTAGGGATATGGGGAGCCCTAAATTTGCGAAAGTAGCTCAGTTGGTAGAGCATCACCTTGCCAAGGTGGGGGTCGCTGGTTCGAATCCAGTCTTTCGCTCAGCAGTTATCTGAACTAGCACTAGGACGATAACTACCATCGGAGGAAGCTAGTCTCACGGATGGTCCTGTGGGTTGTGGACTTTTCACATAAAAAGACTCCCACCAGGTAGAGTAGGTGTGTTCCTCCTAAAGGACAAGCTCTACTACCATAGTCAGATGGCGCAATGGTAGCGTGTTGGTGAGTAATCCGATTAGTCGGAACCAAAAGACAAAGGTTATAGGTTCGATTCCTATTCTGACTACAACTTTATATTTAAATCTAATTGGGTAATAAGACATACCAATGAATAGTAAAAAGGAATATGTAGAACACTTATGGTCTACTAAATCTACAAGCGAAACAATATTGCTATTATGTGAACTTGTGGATAATTCTTCGTATAGTAAAACTCACAAAAATAAAGTAAGGTCTGTGTTAAAAGGTATTATCGCATATACTGATAGAGGAACGGAGCTATACGACCATCATCGAGAATATCTTCAATCCGAATGGGATACCATGTGGAACGCTCAACGAAATAATCAAGTTAAAGAAGACATATTAAAATTTTTACAAAAATGATATATTGGTTTTATGGTCAACCTGGCTCTGGTAAAACTACCTTGGCTAAAGCACTTCAAGAACATCTTGAATTAAATAACCATCGTATGGTTGAACATATTGATGGGGATGAATTACGAAACATCTTTGATAATAAAGATTATTCTAAAGAAGGTAGAATAAAAAATCTCCGCAATGTAAATAATATTGCCCGTTACTTGAGTCACAAGGGATGGGATGTTGTTATTTCAGTAGTAGCTCCCTACAACGAAACTCGTAATGAACTTAGAGATTTAGACTCAAAATTTTACTATGTCCATACGACCGAAAGTAGAGGTCGAGAAGATTTTTTTGTAAAAGAGTTTGAGATTGATTCTCGTGACCAACAATTAGATACCACAAACAAATCAGTATTACAATCACTCAATGAAATATTCACTATACATAGGTAGATGGCAACCTTGGCATGATGGTCATCAATGGTTAATTGACCAACAACTAAATCAAGGTAATCGTGTATTACTTGCTATTCGAGATGTTCAACCTGATAAAGATAATCCTTGGAGCGCTGAGCAGGTTTATAAAAATCTATCAAAATTACATTATGAGTATATAAAAAAAGGTAAAATTAAATTGATGATTATACCTGATATAGATTCCGTTAATTATGGTAGAGGTGTTGGATATCGTATAATTGAACATATTCCACCAACTCATATTGAAAAAATATCAGCCACAAAAATTCGTGAACAAATGAGAGAAGATGGTAAGTTATAAAAGACATATTTTAAAAACTATTACTTGGAGAATTATAGGCACCATTGATACTATTTTACTTTCCTATTTAATAAGTGGTAATCTTAAAGTTGGATTAGCTATTGGTGGTGTTGAATTATTAACTAAAATGATATTATATTATCTTCACGAACGGCTCTGGTACAAATACATTAAGTATGGAGTCGATGCTAATCGTGATTAGTAACGATAATTTTAATAAATTAACATAAATTTAACATAGGGGGCTTGTATAAGTCCCCTTTTTTTATTATCTTAGTATGTATTTGTGATGAAGACTAATAAAACATATCAAGACAAACTTAACTTCAATGGAGGCTGGTCCAGAGGCGAAGCCGCTCATCACATTGGCAGAAAAACTACCGAACGGGTGGTTAAAAGCAAAAAAGTCTATGTTCGTAACGAAAAACACAAAAAAGATTTAACAATTTCTTAACATTGAAAATTAGGTTACATCGTTAATATTTACTATCTTTATATTATAAATGAGTTACATGAAAAACAAATCTTATTCTTCGTTCTGGCTTGACCCCTCTATATTTTTTGATGAGGATGATTCAAGTATACAAGTAACAAGTGTCGAACGTAAAGCGTCCGACCTTATGAAGCTTATGGCCTATAAAAGGTCAATTGCTAACTTCGTTAACATTGTAACCGGTAAGTCAATTCCTGTTACCTTTAATGGTCGTGGTGATGATTCATATACCGATGGAAATTCAGTCGTTATATCTGCTAAGTTAGATGATAAAGAATTTGACCCCGTGGTTGGTTTGGCTCTTCACGAAGGGTCTCACATCGCATTGACTGATTTTGGAATTTTAACTCAATTACAAAATGATTATCTTCCTACATCAATTGACAAAAATTATTTGATGAATAAGTATGGTTTGGATGAAAGTCACCGATTGTCTCATATTGTCAACAACAATTTAAAGTCTCTTCTTAACTATGTTGAGGACCGAAGGATTGATAATCATATTTACACCACAGCGCCCGGCTATCGTGGTTACTACGAGGCTATGTATGAAAAATACTTTCACTCCTCTATTGTTGACAAAGGTCTTCAATCTGAAGAATATCGTAATGAAGATTGGGACTCTTATATGTTTCGTATTATCAACCTCACTAACGCTAATCGTGACCTCACCGCTTTAACAGGTCTTCGTGAGATTTGGAATGTTCTTGACCTTCGTAATATTTCACGACTCAAAAATTCATGGGACGCACTTGAGGTGGCCGGTGAAATTCTTATGATTGTTGAAAAAAATACTAAAATTGTTAATGATACTGAATCATCTTCGGATGGTGATGGCGATTCACAAGATGGTGAAGAAAATGGTAACACCGAAATGAGTGGTGACGTGGAATCCCAATCTACCAATGGCGGTGGTATGAGTGGCAAGGGTAATGGTAAATCTTCCCCAAGTAAATCTAATGAAGGTGATGACTCTGAAGAAGAATCTGATTCTAATGGTGGTTCATTTAGTTTACCAAATTCAAATGGGGCTGGTGGTCAATACGAACCACTATCAGACCGCCAACGTAAAATGTTAGAAACTGCTATTGAAAAACAAAATAAATTTTTAGAAGGTAATATCCAAAAACGTGCTGTTTCAAAAGCTGAAAAAAACAAACTTGATACTCTTGATAAGGCTGATGTCAAAACTGAAATAACCGGCAAGGGAGTTCAACAAAGTTGGTATGACAAATCTGGCTCTAATGGAGTTCAAACCTACATCATTAATAACTTGTCTAAACAACTTATTGAATCTAAACTGGTTGGAATGTTAACAAATAGCAGCTGGACGGTTAATAAAGGTATTGAAAATGTTACCAAGGGTATTCAACTTGGAACTTTATTAGGTAAAAAGTTAAAAACACGAAATGAAGAACGAGTTTTAACTACACCACGAATGAAGGCTGGTAAATTAAGTGGTCGTATGATTCACGAAATCGGATTTGGTAACTTTAGTATTTTTGAACAAACTTTAGTTAACACATCGACTCCGGTTACACTTCACATTTCAATTGATGCCAGTTCTTCGATGGGTGGTTATAAATGGAATAATACACAAGTAGCCGCCGTTGCGATAGCTAAGGCTGCTTCAATGACCGCTAATATCAATGTAGTTATTTCTTATCGAGGCATATACTATGGAGGTAATAATTGTCAACCATTAATGTTGATTGCTTATGATAGTCGTAAAGATAAGTTTTCAAAAATTCAAAACTTATTTAAACACATTACCTACGATGGAACTACTCCCGAGGGATTATGTTATGAGGCTATTTTAAAAGAAATCGTTAAAACTAAAACTGGCGAAGATACCTACTTGATTAATTTTTCGGATGGATATCCTGGCTTTGATAACTCTGAAATTTCTTATGGTGGTGACTACGCTATAAAACACACCGCTGAACAAATCATGAAAATCAGAAGGGCTGGTGTCAAGATTCTTTCTTACTTTATTACTGAATCTGAATATGGTGATTCTGGCTTAGATTCCTTTAAACAAATGTATGGTAAGGATTCGGAATTCATTGATGTATCAAACATGGGTGAACTTGCTAAGACACTAAACAAAAAGTTTGAAGTTAAAATTTAACAATTATTTAACATATGGGATTTGGAAAAGTCCCATTTGTTTTTTATCTTTACTATGTAATAAAAAATGAAAGTTATGAGAAAGTCACTTAAAATTCAAAAATCATCTAAGGTTATTAACAATACCCAATGCTACGAACTATTGGAAGGCGACAGGGTTATTGGAATTTACATTAGTAAAGAAAAAGCCGAAGATGCTAAAGAAAATAGAATGATTGAAAATCGTGCTAACCGAGTTGTCAAGGTAATCCCTTCTGATTTGGCATCAGCTCACTTTTCTTTTGTCACAACGCAGATGTATGAAATTTAACAATTTGATAACATTAAAAATTTGGAGCTGTGAACCTAAATCACTATCTTTACATAGTAATGATGATAACTAATAAAAATTAATTATATGAAAACACAAAAAACAGTTTTTGGAAAGATTGTCGAGGTCGATGGTTTGTTCTTGTTTGAAGACTCTAATGGAGTTATGTTTAATATTCCCCAATTGAATAATGAAGGAACTTCCCTTAATATTCGAGCCCGCCAGGCTGCTAAACGGCCTGAAAAATACGGATTTAAAGTTCGTGTAGTGGGTCGTCTATCAGATGGTCAACTTGGGTTTACTCGTGTTCCGGCTATTCAAGTTGAAAACAATCCCGAGCCGGTTGGTAACTTTTCCGCTCCAAATGGCGGTCTTCTCGCTTTGAAATATGAATCTAATACTCCTACGGCTGTAGCTGCTCCTGTTATGAATGAAGATGTCCTTAACTTTATCCACGAAAAATCTGAAGGGTTAAAACCTAAAGCATTGTTTATGGAATCTCTTAAATGGAAATATCTGATTCGTAATATTATTCGTGGTAAAAATATTATGATGACTGGCCCCGCTGGATGTGGTAAAACAATGGCTGCTAAGGCGGCTGCTAATTCTCTTGAAGGTTACAATACCTTTATCATTAACTTGGGAGCTACTCAAGACCCACGAACTACCTTGATTGGTAATACTCAATTTGATACCAAAAAAGGAACTGTGTTTAATACATCACCATTCGTTAAGGCAATTCAAACTCCAAACACTGTCGTGGTTTTAGATGAGTTGACTCGTGCTCATCCAGAGGCTCACAATATTTTGATGTCAGTTCTCGACCAAGGTCAGCGTTACTTACGATTAGATGAGGCTGCTGATGCTCCGGTTGTTAAGGTGGCTGATGGTGTATCTTTTATCGCTTCTGCTAACATTGGTAACGAATACACCGCTACAAGAGCTCTCGACCGGGCTATTCTTGACCGATTTACTATCATAGAGATGGATACTCTAACTAAAGCTGAAGAGGCTACACTTCTTCAAATGATGTATCCTTCAGTATTGTCTGAAACTCTTACGAATGTTGCTGAAATTACTTCTATGACTCGCACGGAAGTAATGTCTGAATCTCCAAAGTTATCTAATTCACTTTCAACTCGAACCGCTGTCGAAATTGGGTCACTTCTCTACGATGGGTTTTCACTCGCTGAGGCTGCTGAAATTACAATATACCCATTGTTTGACCAAAGTGGTGGCGCTCAATCGGAACGAGTTTATATGAAACAATACATTCAAAAGTTCTTAGGTGAACGACCATCCGATGAAAACTTATTCAATGTTGAAACTGATGACATTACAAATCCTTTCTAAAGATGGCATATAATCCATTTCGTTGGTTTACTAAAGGTAAAAAGAAACGATTACCACAAAGCGCTCATCTATTTGACAAGATTGTAAATGGTGATTTCAACTATTCTTATTATCACACGGAAGCAGAGGAGGCTCGGATTCGGGCCAACTCTACTTTTGAAAAAGTAATGAAGGAAACTGGCACATATGCTATGGCTAGACAAGCCGCCCGTATGGATAATATTAGGGCTATGAAATTAGATGAAGAAGCACATAAAGATGAGTTTCGTTTATTGAAAGAACTTCGTGATGAACTTTGCTCTAAATTTGGGTTTGACTTGTGGGATAGTGTTATGGAATCTGACCCGATGGATACAGAAGAAGTATACGATTTTTATTGTCAAGAAAAAATGCGCCGTAGAGGCTTGGATATTTAAAATTAATTTTGTATATTTGTATTTATGATTTATAACCCTAACGCTGAATTAACCGAAGAACAAATGCAAGTCCTATCAGAGGATGAGTTTTTGGAATATTTAGACCAAAAGGCCGAATATTTAAAACAATTTACTAAACCACTTGATACACATCATCTGAAAATGTATAACGCTGCTTCTGGTAATGTTGATAACGTTGATTTGAAAAAGCTAAAAAAGTTAGGTAGAGAAAACGAATCAATTGGATTTGATAAAGAAATGGATATGGAGTGGAAGGAAAAAAAACATGATATGTTAAAACGAGTTGGTGTAAAAAATGTAAAAACTCATCGTTCACAATGGTTCGACTAATGGGATTTAATAAACGAATTATGTTAAAAAAATACCAACTTCAACAAATGGTATATGACCATGGTGTTAAATATGTGGTTGACTATTATTCAAAGGCTGATGCTATTATAGGTGATGCTGAGAGTTTAGACTATTTGAAATCATTAAAAAAAATATTAAAAGAAAACAAAACACAATAATTATATTAACTAAAATCAAATTAAAATTATGGCGTATTACATTGTTAAAGTAAAAGTTCATCATGAAGATGACAAAGGTAAGGTGAAAAAAGTAACCGAGCAATATCTTGTTGACGCAGTATCAGTTACGGATGCTGAAGTAAAGGTAACCAAAGAGTTTTTTGGTTTAAGTATCGAGTTTGAGGTGTCTGCTGTAATTGAAACTAAACTTGTCAAGGTTATTCAATGACATTTGAAAAGGGAGAACAGGTAGTTGTGAAAGTTAACGGCACTCATCAAGTGGGTGTCGTTAACTCACGAACTCGACTAAAAAAAGGATGGTCTTATTCTGTTAAATTGGAAAGTGGCAAACTTATAGAATCATGTTCAGTAAATAAAGAGTTATCGGAATGTTATATCATCCGTGGACTTACAAAATCATTTAATAATGCAAATGGAACTCAAGAAAAAGTTTATTCGACTCAAGAAGAAAGTGCTGAATAAATACCCAAACGCCAAAACCAAGGTGGACACTAATGGTAAATATTATGTATCAGATGGATTAGGAAATCGAGTTGGTGTTGACTTTATGATTCCGCCACAAGATAACGTATTTGACGCGTGGAGATGGGCTGTGGAATCTATTAAAATTCAACAAAATATTAACCGCACCCACCCTGATAAATACGAAATGCCATTTGATGAAAAGAAATATAGTCGAGTTTCTCGAAGAAATCGTAGAAAAAATACTTAATAAATTTTCATAACATATTTATTATTAAACAATAATTTAATGTTATGAAACCATACAAAAACAAAGTAAGAGGATATGTTAATATGTCTTCTGCCGTTATCGAGTCCGAAGTTGAAAGACAATCTAAAGCATATGGACCTAATTATTCATCAATTGATTTTGGATTTAATCCAGATTTAAAAGAAGAAGATTTTCCGATTAGAAATTTTACAACTCTTGGAACTTTAATGATTGGCAATGTAGAAATTACATTGACTAAAGCTGAATGTGAAAAGGTAATGCTTACAATGCACGAAGCGATTCAATCTTCTCAAAAAAAATATAGATTGGGTATTCTTGCTTAAATAATTAGAAGCTCTGGATTTATTTAAAAGATTGTTTTCAGAAAATACATCAGATGAACATTCCGAGTTATCTGATTACATAAGCAGCGGAGTGGATACTATTATTTGCAATAAAGTTGACCCTTATTATACTATCGTTAAGACAAAAATAAAAGAATATTACCTTTGGTCTGATGTTCAAATTGATGAGTCTTATAGAACTAAAATGATGGGTAGCCTTAATAAAATGTATTTTAGTATACCACCATCCCCATCCTTTGAAAAACATTTTATTGAGATTTGTATAGAATACGTAAAGGAATCAGAAACGGCTATATCTAAATCAGCTTTATATTATTTAAACGAGTTAAATAAACAAATTATCAAATAATTATAATAAAGGAGCGTTTCTATGGAAAACTATGAAGATTTAGGTTGGGATGAATCAGAGTATAACTTTTTTATGAGCTTAACTGATGAGGATAAGCTTGAATATATATTTGACGATTTCAATACGGATTACATAATCAATTTTGAAAGCGATGGGTTTTCAGATGATGAGCTTCAAATCATGCACGACTTGGGGTTAAAAGAAGAGAGTGTAGATTTTAATGTAATTATAACCGATACACACTTAATAATCTCATGTGATAAATCTAAAACTACCAACAAATCTATTAATATGATGGATTCGGTTGTTAACGATTTTATAATGGATGGTATGATTTTGATGTTACAATCATTCAATAAAGATGACACAAAGCGTGTATATAAACTAATTGGTAAATGTGATGCATTTTCCTTAAACTGACACAATGTCATAAAACATGACAAAATGTAATATTAATTTATATTGGTATAGACTTTGTAGTTTTAATGACATTAACATTAAAAAGGATTAATATATGACACTATTCGATTCAACATTCCACACCATGTTATCAGACATGGTTTCCGGTGGATGGGACACAGTTCAACAAACATCGCCTACAGCGTATTTAAAGGATGATGTATTAACAATGGAATTTGAAGTTCCGGGATTATCTAACAAGGATATTGATGTCTTGGTAGAAGACCGAACTTTAGAAATTAAAGCTGAAAAGGAGCATCGTTCTTTTCATAAAAGATACAAAATCCACGATGCGTTCGATATCAATCAAACTTCTGCATCTGCTAAGGATGGTATTCTTATTATCACCATTCCTAAGTATGAAGACCGAAAGGCAAAAAGGATTGATGTTAAAGTTAAGTAAATGATTATTTATTTTCGTTTTAAAAATTTTATTGAAGAAGTTACAACTACGAAACGAAAATATTTAACATAAACTTAATATAGGGGGGCTTGTTTAAGTCCCCCTTTTTTATTATCTTTATATTATTAAAAAATATACTATGACACAATTAGGTTATTGCTGTATCAACATGACCCTTGGTAAACAAAAAATTACCACCAATCGGTCTATGATAAAAAAAACCTTTCTTACTGAAGGTATTCAAAAGTCATCAAGTCTTGCAGTTCAAAATGCCCGCGACTTATGTGAAATTATCAAATGGAATCATCAGAATGATTTTAAATTATTTCGTGTAACTTCCGACCTTGTTCCATGGGCTAGTGAGTTTGAATTACATCAAATGCCAGACTACCAAAAGTTTTCTAATATCCTCAAAGGAGCGGGCACGCTTGCTAAGACCTATGGACAACGCATAACATCACATCCCGGTCCATTTAATGTCTTGGTGTCTCCTATTGAGAAAGTCGTTCACAACACAATTAAAGACCTCTCTATACATGGAGAACACTTTGACCTTATGGGATTAGAACGAACTCCATACAATCTTATCAACATTCATTGTAATGGCGTTTATGGTGATAAACAATCTGCTATGGATAGGTTTTGTAAAAACTTTGAGTTGTTGCCAGAATCAGTTCAGACACGACTGACTGTTGAGAATGATGACAAGGGTAGTATGTATTCAGTCAAAGACCTTATGTATATTCACGAACGTATTGGTATTCCAATTGTGTTTGATTATCATCACCACACCTTTAATACTGGCGGACTAACCGAACAAGAGGCTCTTGAACTTGCGATGTCAACTTGGGGAGATGTAAAACCATTAGTTCACTATTCCGAATCTAAGACATTAGAAGACCCTACATCCAAACCACAAGCTCACTCGGATTACATCTATTCAGAAATTAATACTTATGGGTATGACCTTGATATTGATATTGAAGCCAAGATGAAAGAGTTAACAGTACTTAACTACATTTCTAAATTTGGGAAGCACTTGTAAGTGCATAGTATGGGCGATGCTTGGTAGATATTGTAATATTAAGTTTATTTAATATTTATAATAACAGGTTGCTTAGTTGCTTAGCACCTTTGGTAAAATTAACTATATATAAATACAATCCCCGAAGTTAGTAAAGTTAACTTTTTTAAAAAATTATGAAAAAACTTTTCAACAAAAAAAATGGATTCATCTTATTGATGATTATCAGCACTTTTGCTCTCGCAGGGTCTGCTGCCTATTATTCAGTATTCGGATTAAGTTCTTTGTTTGCTGGAGCTAAAACTGAAGTAATCATTATGGCGGCTTCTCTTGAATTTTCAAAACTCATACTTGCAGCTTATCTACATAATCATTGGAAATCTGCTGGATGGATGAAGTGGTATCTTACTTTTGCTGTGGGTATTCTTATGGTAATTACATCAGTTGGAATATATGGGTTTTTAACATCAGCCTATCAGACAACAGCGGACAAGTTAGGAACTACTGATAAATTAATAGAAGTAGTTGAATTAAAGAAAGGGAGATTCCAAGAACAAATAACTTATTATAATGATGAAAAGGTAAAATTAAATGAATCTATTAACGGACTACGTGGGGGATTATCTAATAACACTCAATCACGTGTTGATGGTCGTGGTAATGTAATCATAACTACATCATCTGCTCAACGTAAAGCTTTAGAATCACAATTATTATCAGCAGTAGAACAGCGAGATTTAATTTCAAAAAAAATTGAAGTATCAACAGATTCCGTTACTAAATTAGATTTACAAGTTTTAGATTTAAAAACAAACAACGAAGTAGCAGCTGAAATAGGACCGCTTCGGTATATGTCGGAAATTACAGGCAAACCTATGAATGTAATTGTAAACTGGTTTACTCTTTTGATTGTGTTTGTATTTGACCCATTAGCAATTTCAATGGTCATTGCATTAAATAAATTAACCAGCAATAAAAAAGAAGAAGACGAACCTAAACTCGATTTTAACATTGATAAAGAAACTATTGAAGATGTTGATACTGAAAAAAATAAATCAAAAATATTTGTATCTTCAACAAAGGTTGATAATCCAAAAAAAGATGTAACTTTCGTTCCAACAAATGAGGATGCCGTAAAAAACTTATATGGAGAATACTCTACAAATCAAAAAATTCATAAATATCGAAAATAAATTTGTATTATTAGATTATTTTTTGTATATTTGTTTAATTATAAGTTAAAAAAAAATATTATTAATATATGGACGACCTATATCGCACAACAACCGATTTTACAACACGTAGTATTAGCTATGAAGAACCCTTTGATAGTGGGGTTGATGTAGATGTTTATCGTAACTATTATCGTGAGTTTGATTATGGTATTGACACTGTTGATAATGTAATTATTATTCAAGATGAAATTCAACCTGGTCTTATTTTTGATATTATTTCTAAAATTAGGTTGATAAAAAAAATTAATGGAAGTATTCATACTATCAACATTTTGTTAAACTCTCCTGGCGGAGATGTTATTGAAACTCTTGGATTAATTGACTATATGAAATCACAAGAAGAACAAGGTATTAAATTCAATATTATTGTTCGAGGGGCAGCTATGTCGGCTGCAGCATTATTGTTAACGTGTGCTACTGGCGTTCGAGCTGCATCTAAACATTCCAAAATTATGGTTCACCAATTGTCTACTATTGTAGTTGGTAAATTAAGTGATGTTAAATCAAACGCAAAGTTTAGTGAAGAGTTGGAACATGAATGTAATCAACTTATGGCTAATAACTCAAAGATGGATAAAGCGTATTGGGAAAATATTTCATCATCTGACTATTTTATGTCAGCTGAAAAAGCATTGGAATTAGGAATCATTGATAAAATAATTTAATTAAATAATGGAAAATTTGTTTACCGCAGAAGAACTTGTAGAAAACTATGAGAAGTTTCGTAAATTAATCAATCAAACTTTTACAGGTGACCGATTAGAGTCACTTAATAAAATGTATGACCACTTTGAAGAGCGTATGATTTATACACCAGCATCTTCAGTAGAACATTACCACAACGCATTTCCAGGTGGGTATGTAGACCATGTTCTTCGGGTAACTCGTAATGCTTTAAAGGTTTATAGTATGTGGCAAGACCTTGGTATGATTATGGAGGACATTGATAAAGAAACGATAGTCTTTACAGCCCTCCATCACGACCTTGGTAAGTTAGGAACTGCCGAAATGGATTACTATATAAAAAATGATTCTGAATGGCATGTAAAAAATCAAGGTAAAATTTACAAGACCAATCCAAAAATTCATTGGATGAATCTTAATGATAGAACAATGTTTAATCTTCAATATTTTGGAATTAAGTATTCCGAAGTTGAAATGATTGGTATGAAATTAACCGATGGGTTATATGATGAAAATAACAAAGAATATTACATCAAGTATAATAACGATGACAGGTTAAAAACATCATTACCATTCATTATGCACACTGCGGACCAAATGGCTGCTATTTACGAAAACAAGAGATGGGAAACTCAATTAAACCCCGTTAAATCAACTCGTAATGTGAATGGAAGACCTTCATCAAAGAGCAAGTTAACTGATGTGTTTACAAATGGTGGGTTTGGAACTGTAAATGTATTTGACGCGTTTAAAGATGTAATTGAAGAATAATATGATTTGGATAACTACACTTTTATTTATTTTAACAGTTGTATTTGCATATACTACTTTTAATCTTCTTAGGAAAAACGAACTATATGAATCATCTATTGATGAGTTTGAAATTTCATTAGACGAACAAGAAACACTTATTTCAAACATCGCAACAAAGATTGATGAGTCAATGATGCGGATGAAAGAAATTGACAAAATTGGTTCATTTGAAGCTGATGATGAAACAGGAGTTATTTTTAAAAATATTTATGATATTATTTCAGAATTAGAAAATTATTATGGTGAAAAAGAGGAAAGCGAAAAGTAAAAGATACTTTACTCAAATTACGGAAATGGCTATTAATGCCTATAATCGGTCTGATGACGATAGATTAAAAAATAAAATCTACAATAGATTTATTCATTATCCATTTGATAAACTTGCAGAAAATGTAATTCATACCTATAAGACATATTATTTTGATGTTCCGTATGAGGATGTTAAAATGAATGTAGTGGCATTTTTAAACGAAAAAATTCACAAGTTTAACGGAGACAATGGTAGAGCGTTTTCTTACTTTACAGTAATTGCAAGAAATTATTTGTTTAATGAAAATAATACTAACTACGCTCGTATGAAAGTTCGTGATGACATTGATGCTATTGATGTGTCTCGTAATGTTGTTAGTGAGGTTTATGACAAAATAAATCGAGAAGCTGTATCTGATTTTATGGATTATTATGTTAGATATATTGATTATAACATTTTTGAATTATTTAAAAAAGAACGTGATAGAAAAATCGCAGATTCATTAAATGAATTATTTAGAACTCGTGATAATTTATATTCATATAACAAAAAAGCTCTTTACATACTTATTAGAGAACGAACTAATGTTCAAACTCAATACATAACACGTGTAGTTGGAAAAATGAGAGAAATTTATAGTGAATTATATAGTGATTACACAAGGGGTGGAATTTTAAATATTAATCACCGAGCGGAGGAATTCAATGACTAAAGATGAAGAAATTTTTAAAGGAAAAACTTTTTCTGACTTAATGTCTGACATCTATTCTAATCAAAAAAAGAAAGATAGACAAATTAAGTTATTAATAGCACAACTTGAGCCGATGGTTAAGTCACTTGACCAAGCGGCTGTTGTTGTTCCACTTATTAAAGAATATCTTGATATTTCCGTAAAAAATGATGATGCTTTAATTAAACTTGCTGCTATTGTTCAACGAATGATGAAAGATAGTGCTAACGCCGACGGTGGTGGATATGCTCTTTCTGAAGACGAAAAGAGACAATTAATGGATGCGATTAAAGAGGTTGAAAAAGACCTACCTAATGATGGGGATGATGAATGATAACGGGAGTAGTTGAAGCTATAAACCTAAACGATGAAAGCGATGCTATAAATTCAATTTGGGTATCAATTCAAAAAGGCGGTCGTAATCTTGTAAAATGCACGCCCCTTAATATGCACGTTAGAACTATTCCAGTTCTTGGTGAAATTGTATATTTAGTTAAAGGGCCGGCTAATACTTCGTCTGGTGTAATAAATGGTGAAGTTTATTATTATCTATCACCTGTTGGTATACATCGTAATATAAATCACAATTTAATGCAACCCTATAACGAATTAACCGCAGGAACTGCTGGTCTTTCGTTACAATCGGTTTCAGCTGGAGTTTCAAATAGTAGCACATCAAATGATAGTAAAATAAACTTTGGAACCGGATTTATAGAAGATTCTACAATATCCCAAATTCAACCTTTTTTGGGTGATACTATTTTTGAGGGTAGATATGGACAATCAATTAGATTTGGATATACTCCACAAGGAGTAACATCATCTAACAATAAAATTTCTTCAGTAAGAAACCAACCAAGTTGGAATTCTACCAAACCAGAATCACCAATAACCATTATTAGAAATGGCGCTGGAGTTTCTCGTGGGTATAACCAATTTACCATTGAAGATATAAATCGTGATGATTCATCTTTATATCTTACCTCACAACAAAAACTACAAATAAAAACAAGACCATTTTCAGTTGGAGTAGTTCCAAGCAGCACTTATCAAAAACCACAAGCGGTATTAACCTCCGACCGAGTTTTAATTAACTCAAAAAAAGAAAGTGTTCTTATTAGTGGTGAAACTGGTGTATATGTTTCAACTCCAAGTTGGAAAGCCGATATGGATAAAATGTTTACTCAACTTGCAAATTTAGAAGCACAAGTAACCGCATTAAATAATACATTAGCCACACTGGCGCCAGCCTTACAAACAGCAACAACGCCTGTGGGTGGACCGATTGCATCGTTAGTGGCTGTTGCTCCAAGTATTGTTGCAAGAACCTCACAAATAACAAGTCAGTTGGTTAGTATAAAGACCGAACTACAATTGATGAAAAATTAATATAACTAATATTTATTACTATGGACACAAAAAAATTAATTTACGCCTTGAAATTAATCATTCAAGAAGAGGTTAGTAAAGAAATCACAAAACGTGAAAAAAATCTTCGTGCGTCTATCATTAAAGAGTTAAAACAATCTCAACCTTCCGTTGTTAAAAACGACCCGTTGGATGTTAACCATATTTTTGAAAATAAACAAAAACCAAAAAAAGAAATGTTTAAATCAACTGGGTTTTCTGATTTATTAAATGAGACTGCTGATAGTGGTGAGTGGCGGAGTATCAACTCTATGAATGGGACTTTTAATTCAACACAAGCTCGTGCTTGGGGTTCTATCAATAATCAAAACCCCCAAGTTCTTCAAAACGTAGATGGTAATTCGGTTTCAGTTGAAAAATTACAACAAACCGAAGCCGGTCAAGCTGTTGTAAAAGCATTAACAAGAGACTATTCGTCATTGATGAAAACCATTAGTGCGAAGAAGGGTAAATAATGGCCCAAAGAAAAGAATATAGAATACACCCGTTAGACTTAAAACGTAATGTAGCTATTGGTGTAGTATTACCAATGGGGGGTAATCCTTTATTCAAATTGTCGTATACCACCGAGGAACAGGCGTTATCAAATTTAAAAAATTTATTATTAACAAGAAAAGGTGAACGACCATTTCAACCTTTATTTGGAACAAATATTTATTCTATATTATTTGAACAATTAAGTTTAGATACAAGTACTGTTTTAAAAGATAGTTTAGAGGATGATATTAGATTTTGGCTACCATATATTATTATTGATGATTTAGTAATAACACAAGAAAATGATTTTAATAGAATAAACATAATGTTAAATGTTCGTGTTTCTCAAAACGGCGCAAACACTCCTATAATTATTATGGTAAGCGACCAGGGAAGTATAACGATTGTTTAAGGATAGTAACTAATGAATAACACAGTTAAAAAAGATGTAAATTTAATAGGTAAAGATTTTGGCGATATTCGTCAAAACCTTATTGACTTTGCTAAAAATTATTTCCCTCAAACCTATAATGATTTTAATGAATCATCTCCAGGTATGATGTTTATAGAAATGGCATCGTATGTTGGTGATGTTTTATCATACTATACGGATGTTCAATTAAGAGAATCTATTCTTGAACAAGCTCAAGAAAAATCTAATGTATTTGCAATTGCACAATCATTTGGTTACAAACCAAAATTATATGTGCCCGCAACAACCGACATTACTGTGTATCAACTTTTACCATCAATGGGTAGTGGTAATGATGTATCTCCAAATTGGGATTATGCATTAACCATAGCTGAAGGTATGGTGGTAGGTTCTTCTACAAATGGTAATGTTCAATTTACAACCACAAGCAAAGTTAGATTTGGATTTTCATCATCATTTGACCCAACTGATGTTTCGGTGTATGAAGTTGACCCAAACACAAATGAGCCAGTTTATTATCTTTTAAGAAAAAATGTAAGGGCTGTTAGTGGTTTAGAAAAAACACAAACATTTACATTCCAATCTCCAAAGCCATATGACAAAATTAGATTAGAAGATGAGGATGGATTGATTGATGTAATTTCAATTATAGATGATGATGGTGATGAATGGACAAAGGTAGATTATCTTGCTCAAGATACTGTATTTGAAGAACTACCAAATACAACAGATTACTCGTTAGCAACTTCAGCGTTCTCTAATGAAACCCCATCACTTCTTAAATTAAAAAGAGTTCCAAAGAGATACATTACTCGTGTTACTGACACCGGCAAAATTGATATTCAATTTGGTAGTGGAATCTCTCAAAACGCAGATGAGGAAATTTTACCTAATCCTGATAATGTAGGTTCAGCACTTTATGCTGGAAGTGGAAATCTTGACCAAGGTATAGACCCTTCAAACTTTATGTATGCTAAAACATACGGAGTAGCACCAGCAAATACTATATTAACAGTTCGTTATAGAGTTGGTAATGGTGTAGATGATAATGTTCCATCACAAGACTTAACTGAAATTGTAGAGCGTGTTATTGAAACTACATCTTTAAATTTAATTACAAATGTATTTCAAACAGTTCAAAATTCAATAGCTGTAACAAACGAAAGAGCTGCTGGTGGTGGAAAGTTTGAGGAAGAAATTGAAGAGGTTCGTAATAATGCCATGGCTTATTTTAGAGCTCAAAATAGAGCGGTAACTAAAGAAGATTACTTATTAAGAGCATACGCATTACCACCACAATTTGGGTCAGTAGCAAAAGCATACGCGGCACCAGATTTTCAAATTAACACATTGTTGGATGATGGAACAGACCCCATCCCTAATCCATTGGCTATTAATTTTTATATTTTGGGGTATGATGCAAATGGTAAGTTTCAAAATTTAAATCCAGCCACTAAACAAAACTTAGAAAATTATTTGTCATATTATCGTATCTTGACAGATGCTGTAAACATTAAAAATGCTTACATTGTAAATATTGGTATTGATTTTGAAATTATTGTATTACCAAATTACAACTCAAATGAAGTGCTTTTAAAATGTATTGATGCTTTAAAAACAATGTTTAATAATTCACAAATGCAAATTAATAATCCTATTGCTTTAACAGACATATATGTATTATTGGATAGAATTGATGGTGTGCAAAGTGTGGTAAGACCTGATAGAGATGGAAATGGTGGACTTCAAATTATAAATAAATTTGGTGGTAATTATTCATCAAACAAATACGGAATCCAAAACGCGACTCGTAATGGTATTGTATACCCACCTAAAGACCCATCAATTTTTGAAGTAAAATATCCCGATACTGATATTCGTGGTAAGGTAGTATCATTATTTTAAAAGGTAAAAAATGATTTATAGAATATATCCAAATAAAGACGCTACACTATATGAAGACTCATCTCGTAAAAATCAAAATACGGGCAAAGATGAAATTCTTGAAGTTGGTAAGTTTTATGATATTGACAATACTACCTTATTGGGTAATAGTAGAGTATTAGTAGAATTTGATTTAACTGAAATATCATCTTCAATTGTTAATGGTGAAATTACATCACCTGAATATAGATTGAGATTAGAAAATATTGAAAATCGTGAAATACAATCAAACTATGAACTTTATGTTTATCCTGTAAAAGAATCATGGACTGAAGGTATTGGTTCCGAACCAGATACACCTCATAACGAAAATAACGTTTCGTGGGCTCAACGAACTGATAACTTAATTTGGGATACCGCAAATTCAACGGTAGGTAAACCTTTAAATCCTGATTTAATTGCTTCACTTCAAGCATACTATGATTTCGTTACTTCAGTTGGTAATTTTGAATTAGTAGATAAAATTAAAGGTGTTAATGGAAACGACCCTATATTATTAGTATTAAATGGTAAACTAATAATGTCATCATCAAATTATAGTGGAGGAACAGCTAATCTTTCAGCTTCACTTGAAGCTAATGAAATTTACTACGTTGATTTTGACTTTAATAAAAATAGTTTATCTGGTGTTGAATTTAATGTAATATCACCAGATGGTTCTTTTTTAAATGATAGTATAACAAACTTTGAACAATCTCTTACATTAAACAAAACATACAACATGGCATTTACTGCTAGTGTTAGTGGTGTATATAAATTACAATTTTCATTTTTTGATAACGATGATTCTAATGGTTCTAACGGGTCAATAGACAATTTTTATTTGTATAAAAATGTAGCCGAAAATGTTTTGTTTTATGACCAATTTTCTTCAAACTTAACAAGTTTACCCACAACATATATTGTAAATGAGGGTATTGAAAATGAGAATGGAATTACAGGCTCCGCTGTAATTAATAATTTTAAACTCGAATTAACATCATCAGATTTTGGTGGTGCTACTTTAAATAGAAAATATACATTACAAGAAAATAAAGATTATACAGCAAGTTTTCAATTAAATCCTGGAAACT